TGCGTTCATTTCAGCTTCGTCAGCGGCTTTCAGATAGAGGTCCATGTGGCTGTCTCCTTATGCCGTGAGGGCTTGAAGCTGAGCATTGGTCAGGCGGACGGGGTAGTAGCGGATGGAGCGGATGTGGCCGTTGAAAGGCAGGGCGCCCGACCTCGAACCGATACCCAAAATCGTGACTGTAGGAACTGTAGCGGAAGTGTCAGTCAATACCGTGCCAGCGTTTGTCGCAAGTGCGTAATCGTTGAGGCGGTACGCAACTCCGGACGTGTACGGTACACTCGCAGACACCTTGCCAGCGTCGATGAGATTTACTTGCGTTACGCCACCAACGATAGAAAGTACGCGGCTGTCGGTATTTTTAGCAAACAGTTCAATAATGTTGTTGCCGTCAGCGAACAGCGTCGCTGAAATTGCATCCGCCGTTCCTATCGCTAGGCGAGCGACGCTCGCCACAAGCGTCCCCTCAGTCTGGTTAAACCAACTCGCAAAGTTCGGCGCGGCGATGGTCGCAACGTCAGTCGCCCGCGTGACCTGCGAGGCCACGGTCGGGATGTAGCTGGTGGCGAAGGCTCCGGCTTCGAACTGAGGGCGACCGAGCCAAATGCTGTTGCCGCTGTTGGTGATGCGCCATTCGATATTAGCGGACAGCGCCCCGCCCGCAGGTGCGGTGATGAGGGTGTAAACATATCCCGGCCCGAAGGGTTGGATCGACACGCTGGTAAACCCAGTCAGAACGCCAGCGGTGCCGTTAGACGGGTTGATGGTGACGTTATGCCCCGACCCGAACTGGGAAGTGCCGTTTTCAAAGACGATCTGAACGGAGGTGGCGGTCGATTGGATGTAGAACGACAGCGCGTAAACCTGTCCGCTCGTAAGCCCAGAATGGATTTGGCGGATACCGCCAGTAGCAGAGGTGGCAGTAATCAGGCCGCGAGTAAAGCCAAGCGGCGCTCCGTCGTTGACGCGCGTTGAAGTCCCCACAACGGTAGCCACCCAAGTGGCCGCTGTGAAATCTTCAGAGTTCAAAGTGCGGTTCGTCCGCTGCTCCTCGATCAGCAGGCCACGCGGGGCCAGCGTCACAGGGTTGTAGTCAAAGCGCGGGCCGTAATAGGCCGCGCTGGTCGGTGCCGCAGCGGGGTTGTAGACGTAGGGGTCAAGGCTGGCGCTGTTGGAAAGCTGGGCGCCCCAGACGAAAAGCGCGGGGGATGTGTCAGAACCGGCGTAAGACGTAGTGCCGTCCGCAGAGGCCGCAACAATCGGAATGTTTCCGCCCGCTGCTGCGGTTGAAGTAGCCGTCACACTAATGCGATACCAGCCATTACCAACGGCGGTAATCGAGCGCGCCGTCGGCGTTCCGGTCGCAGTTCCAAGTGAGCCGTCACCCGTCAGATTAAAGAAACCGCCCTGCGACGCGGTGAACGCGGCACCCGGAAGCAACAACTGCACCCAAGTGCGGCTTCCAGCTTTGACATAGGCCGAAACCGTATACGGAACTCCGCTGGCAAACGTAAAGAATTGCTGGGCCAAGTGAAGGCCCGTTGCGGTCGTTTCTTGCAACGCTTCAGCACTCAGCGTCCCGTCGGGGGCCACGTACTGCACCGCAGCCGCAGTCGCGTAGGTGGGCTGGTAGTCGCCAGCGGTCGCGCCTTGGACAAGCTGCGCGCCCCAGAGGAGGACTGTAGCTGTAGAGTTAATTGTTCCCGTAACACCCTGACGAATGCCAATCTCGAAAGCCCCGGAACTACTAGCCGCGACTTCAGAACCAGTGACACGATCCCATTCGCCCGTAAGTGTGATGCTGGCGTAAGACGATGCATTAACGCCACGCATAACCAGCTTAGTACCAGCCGCACCTTTAACAAAAATGCTGTGCGTATACGTTGCAGAAGCAGTCACACTGACGTTGCTGCTAGAGATGAGTGACCGGTCTGTTGAAGTCGTCCCTGCTCCAGAATTAAAAACGACTTGGTCGGCAGTTTCCGTCCCGTCAGGCGCAATTCCTACATTCGCTGTAATAACAGGAGCAGAACCCGTTCCGGTAACCGAGTTAGTCCAAAACGCATTGTTGAACTCCTCCGACCGCAGCAGCAAGTTCGTCTGCACGAAGGCATTGCTCTTGGTCCACGCGGCGTTGTCGAACTCCTGCGTGAAGCCAAGCAAGTTCTTCGGCGTGGTGCTGTTGTACGTGCCGGGGGTCGTCTGGTAGGTGACAGCTTCAATCTGGGCGCCCCAGATGAAGACGCCCGAAGTTCCGTCGTTCGGCGGGAAGCCAGTGTAGATCGCACCGGTCAGCGCGATAGACGAAGTGGTTGTGTAAGCGATTGAGCAGCGATACCAGCCATCTCCAACCGCCGTTGCCGTTCCGACAGCACCGCCAATCAGACCGCTTACCGCGCCGGTAAGAAGGTTAAACGTGGCCCCGTAAGTTGTGCTGATAGTCTGTTGAAGCGTGATGGAAGAAAGCTCTGCGGCCTTGGCGTAGACAGAAAATACGTAAGACCCAGCAGCCTGCGTAGATAGCTGCTGAAAAACGATATGGCTTCCCGCCGTAGTATCGGTCACCAGCTTGTCCGCAGTTGTGGTGCCATCCGGGGCCACGGCTGCGTTCGGTGTGATTGAAGAGCGCGTTTTTGTCCACACACTCGCCTCAAAGCTCTCGCTGTTGGTCAGCAGATTGTTCGGCGCGTAGGTCACGCGGCCCGTAGCGTCCACCAGCGTCGCCTGCGTCGTGCGGCTGAAGGTGATGCGGCTGTCAAGCGAGGTCGTCGTCAGAAAGTCAAAATACAAGGCCGGACGACGGCTGCGGCCCCCCACGCCCGACCCTGAAGTTAGGGAAACAAGCGTACCTATCCCAATGGACAGGCCATTACGGACAGGAATGCCAAAACTCATTGAATGTTAATCGGCTTGGCGTACACCGTGCCGCTCACACCAATCTGAAGCGCGCTGACGCGCCACACGCCGCCGGTTCCGGCAGGAACGGTGAACGGAATAGGCGTAAACGCAGGGATCGGCGTGTCGGCCGAAGTCGCTGTGACGCCATTGCCGACGCGAATGTAGGCGTCCGTGGTGCTCCACACCAGAACGCCCTGCGGACCGGCGTTCCAGCCTGCTGTCGAACCAGCGGTGCCGGTATATGCGGCGTTTTGCGTCGCAAATCCGGCGTCATTCAGAGGGCGGAGAAGTTCCATAGTCGTTCCTTACGCCAGAAATTTCAGCTTATAGAGGGTGGTGTAATACAGGCCAAAAATCTCGTCGATGATGTTCTGGAGCGGGGTACACTCCTTATCGACGACCTTATACCGCATTTCTTCAAGGTCTTCTAGCTGCCCTTCCAGAAACTCGACCACGTTGTTGGTCTTCTTGGCCGACATCAACGAGATAGGGCCAATCAGGCCGTATTTGCCCTGATAGGCTTCCGCGAACTTGTCCGCGAGGTCGATGATACCGTCGTAAAAAGCGCCCAGCGCAACGTGTTTGGCGTAACTGCGCGTGTTCAGGTGCGCGGAATGGGTCACATCCCGCGCCAGAAACATCATCCCGATAAACTCGTTACAGTTGCTCATTTTCGACCGGTCCTTCGGGCATCATAGGTTCTTCGGGCATCATCTGCCCTTCGGGCATCATAGGCGGCATTTCAGGCTGCATCTCGGCCATGTTAGGCATCTCGCGCATCTCAGGCGCACCGTCGATCAGGTCGCCCGTGTCGAGGGTGGCCGCGATGGTGCCCATGACGATGTCTTGGATTTGCTCGGGCGTCATAGAGTTCTGAACGGCCGCGATGCGCTTGGTTTCGGCGTTGTAGGCGTCGATTTCCGACTTGTAGCGGTCGATTTCGACCTTCTGCTGTTCGGTGCTGTCCTGAATGCTCTGCATGATGTCGGTGACGCGGTTGAGTTCCTGCGTCATGGCCTCGATCTGCTGCTGGGCCGCCATCATTTCGGGCGACTGGTCGCCTTCCGACAGCACCTTGGGGTCCAAAATCTTCTTGAACCGCGCCGCCATCTCCTGCGCGCCCGGCCAGTCCATGTTCTTGACGAACAGGTCGCCCGCCACCTGCCAGAGCGCAGGGTTGGCCTGCAAAATCTGGCTCATAGCGTCGAGGGCTTCCTGACGCTTGGTCATGTAGCCCGGCCCGGTCGTGACCATCACGTCGTAAGTGCCGACGCCGGGGTTGTAAATCTTCTCGATCAGCGCGCCCGTCTCCATGTCGCGGACTTCCTTGACGGGTTCCGGCTGCATGGGGTTGAACTTGACCATTTCGACTTCGCCATCGACGCCGATGATGCGGGCGATGCGCTGCGTGTCGTAAATCTTCGGGATCATATCCACGATCTGGCGCGTCAGGTGCCGGATCGCGCGGGCGAGGTTGTCCACGTAGTGGTAGGTGCCCGTGTCGCCCTGCTTTTCGCGGGCCACAATGGCCTTGGCCGACCGCTCGTTGCCTCCGATGCCCAGCGAGGCGTCATACTGCCCAGTGGTGCCCTTGATGTCTTCAGCAGCCCCCATTTTGGCTTGGATGAGGCCAGTCTGGGGCAACGGCGGCGGCGCGCGTTGCGGGAGAGGGAGGACGTTACCCGCGCCATCCGTTACGTCGGGATTGACCTCCAGATACGGCCAGTTGGTCGTATTGGCGGTCTTCCACTGCATCTCGTAGCCTTCAAACTGGCCACCATAGCCGATGAAGGGTGCCTTGGGCGCCAGCGCAAGCATTTCTGCCTCTTGGCTGGTCCAGTAGTTATACATGCGCTGCGCGTCCTTCGCGTTGCGCACAAGGCCAGAGATGTAGAGGCGACCCTCGACTTCCCACTCGTTGCCGATCACACGAACGACAGGTATCCACTTGCCCGGCCATTCGCGCTCTTCGAGCACGTCAAAGCCGTTGGTCTTCATCCACATGACCTTGCGGCGGTCCGACCGGCGCGTGCGGATCGGCTTGCCGAACATCATGCGGTTGTTCTTGTCCTCGGGCGTGCCAGTGAAGCTGGTCGCGCCGTCGGGGTAAAGGTTCAGATCAGCGGCGTCGTGGACGATGTAGAAATACTCGGCGATGCGGATGGTGTCTTCCGCCAGCCACTGCGCCATGCTTTCGTTGCCGACGCCCTGCGCCATGATCGTGCTGATCGGCGTGGCGTCGGGGAACATCTCTTCGTATTCGGACTTGAGAATGTCCTCGGTGATGAAGCACCACTTGGCGTCCGCGCCGCACGGGTCTTGGATCGTGGGGTCCATGTAGACGCTGAAGGCGTTGCGCACGCGGCCGATCTTGATGTCCTGATCGAACGTCTCGTCGTTGCAGTACTCAGTCAGCAGGCGGATGTAGCCCTCGCCGTAGGTGACCTGATTGTCGCAGGCCGTGTCGTAGGCCACGTCGGCGTCCGACATGTACTCGATGTGGCGCACCACACCGTTAAAAATCTCAGCGACCTGCACGTCGGCGTTGTCGTCGGCCGGGATGACCTTGCCCGAGGGCCGGTTCTGGCGCTGCTCGTTCGTCACCATGCGGACGTGCTGCGGCAGCTTGTTGATGGTCAGACAGGGCCGTGCGTTGATCGTCTGGCCCTGCACGGCGCCGCGCGTCTGGAGCACGTCAGCAGGCCACTGCCACTGGTTGTCGGGCGAGCCTGCCATGAAGCGCAGGTCGTCCAACTCGTCTTCGCGGCTGTCCGAGTAGGCCGCCATCGCCATCTGGAGACGGCTGCGCATGGTTGCCATCTTATCGTCGTCACGCGACGATTTGGCAGGGTTAGACCCCACGTTGGCGACCTGACCCGCCGTGTTGATGCCCGTAGGGTCTGCCATGTTACTTCTTTTTGCCCTTCTTGGCCGCTTCGCGCTTCACCGAGTAGGCGATAGCCACGGCCTGCTTCTGCGGCTTGCCAGCGGCAATCTCGGCCTTGATGTTCTTGCGAAAGGCCGACTTGCTGGTCGATTTGACGAGCGGCATCTTACTTCTTCTTCGGCGGGGTGGTGCGCTCGCGCACGGTGGTGCGAATAAACGACGCTTCGCGGGCCTGCGCGCGGTTGGCGCGGTCAATAGCCGCTGCTTCGGCGGCCGTAGCCTTCAGCCGACCGGCGCCCTTGCCACCGACGCCCATAGCCCGTGCTTCGCGGGCTTCCATCGCCTGAGCGCGGTTGGCGCGGTCAACGGCAGCCGCAGCAGCTTTAGCAGCCACCGGCTTGGGCGTAGCAGCCGCTTTCAGGCGCATGGCGGCCTTGTTTTGCGACGGAAGCATGGGCTTGTCGAGACGGACGCGCATGAACGGCTTGGCCATTTATTTACCTTTCTTGGCGGGTTTTTTGGCGGTTTTGGCGCTCTCTTTGAACGCCTTGGCGGTCGGAGCGCCTTTGGTGCCCGGTTTGCGCATTTTTTCGCCCGATCCGGCCTTGATGCGCTCGCGTTTGGCGTGAATATTAGCGTAGAGTCCCGGTTTCATGAGCATTTCCACCGTCTGAGGCTGGCTTTGGCGCGTTCGCCGTCCTTGGCCTTGGCTGCAACAGCGCCCATTCTTGAGCAAAATGACTTCTTGCGGGCCGCATCGGCCTTCGTCTTGGGGTTGGGCGCCGGAGCCTTGAGGTTCGACCCCGTCTCACGGTTATATTTGGCCCGACCCTTGGCCGTCAGCCCCGCGCCCTTGGACGCGGGCAGCTTTTCGCCGCGACCAACGGCCAGCGATACGGACTTTTTCTTGCTGGCCATGCCTACGAACCCATCCAACTCGTGGATACACCGGCCGAAGAATACGCTCTTGGGCGGTTTCTGTCAACGCGGTCGCCGCGAAACTCGCGCGAGGCGACCGGATAGGCAAAAGTGAGCGCGATAGCGTCCGCAGCGTCTGGCGAGGCCAGCCCGCGTGCCTTCATGTCCTTCTTGCTTTCGAGGAAGATCGTCCCCTTGCTGTCGGGCTTGACCCGCGGCCCGATCAGGTCGGTTTTCAGGAAGCGATCCGGCGGGATGTGGGCGTTTTTGAGCCAGTCGCGCATGGCGCCCCACATCTCGGCCCGCTTGTTGCCGTACATGAGCTGCTTCTGCGCCTTGTTGCCGAAGTTGACGCCCCTGATCTTGTACCGCTGCTCCTTGAGGCGGTCCACGACGCCGGCGCCTAGGCCGCCCTCGTCGATGCAGACGAGCGCGGGCTTATACTCCTCGATGGCGTCGATGACGTGTCCGACCACTTCCATCGTGTCCGCGCCCCTGTGCCGCTTCAATGCGATGATGTCGCGCCCCTGCCGGATGGCGATGACGGTGGCGTCCGACCCGAACCGGGCCGGATCGACGCCGATGGTGATGGGTGCCGTCTCGTCCTTGTGCTTGGGCCGCTGCATGGCGTCATCGACGAGGTTGGATGCAATGAACTGGTCGTCGCCTTCCGACGGGAAAGCGCCGTACACTTCGACGTTGGCTTGGTAGCTGTCCGGCCCGTACTCGTCGATAATGCGCTGGTAGAGGTTCTTGTCGGTGCCCTCTACGTCGCGGGCGTCGATGTTGCGCGTGCGCCAGAAGTTGCGCTTGGAGTGGAACGTCTCGTAAAAGTAGCCCGTGTTGCGGCGCGGGTTGGAGAAGGCCAGATGGAAGCGGTGCGGCGTGTTCTCGGTGAAGAAACCGTCCGCCACCGACCAGATGCTGTCAGGAATACCGCTGGCTTCGTCGAACACCAGCATGACGCCGTCGTGGTTGTGCAGACCCGCGTAGGCGTCGGGGTTCTCTTCCGACCACAGCCGCCCTTCGATGGACCAGTAGCGCGTGCCTTTCTTGAGGTCGCGCTCGACGATCTCCGTCAGCCACTTGGCTGGCATGATGCGCGTGGCGGCGATTTCGAACCAGTGGCTGTTGAGCGACATCGCCAGCCACTTGGTAATCTCCGCCCACGTCACCGAGCGTAGCTGCGCTTCGCTGTTGGCCGACACGATGACCGACCCGCCGATGCGCGTGGACAGCATCCAGATGACGAGCCACGAGACGAGGGCCGACTTGCCGATCCCGCGCCCGGAGGCCACCGCCATGCGGAAGGTGTCGAAGTCGATCTTGCCGTTGTTGCTGCGGATGTGGTCGCGCAGGTCGGCGAGGATGCTGCGCTGCCATTTGCGCGGGCCGTCGAAGTGTTCCAGCGGTGTGCCGCGCTCGCGCCACGGAAAAGCCAGCAGGACGAAGGCTAGAGGGTCATCCTTGATCGTCGGGGACCACAGCCGCGACATCAACTCCATTTCCTCGGCGGCTGAGTAGATCGGCTGCTGCATGAGCGGTGTTGTCCTCTATCTGGGGTAGTTCGGTGTACAGCCCTTCGATTACGCGGGTCTGCGCGCGCTCCAGCGCACCGATGACGCTGATCTGCTGATCGACCGAGACGTCGATCTGCTGCTTGGCGACCCAGCCGTGCTGGTGCTTGAGGATGTCCAGCGCCGCCTTGGTGTCGCCCTCAGCCGCAGCCTCGTGCAGCGTCTTGGCCGCCATCCACTCGCCGTCAGCGCGGCCTTTGAGTTCCGCCATCTCAACCAGCGGGTCGAACTCCTGCAAGCGCCGGTACTGCGCCGGGGTGAGGCCAGCCCGTAAGGCGAGGCTGTCGCCCTTCAGGCCGTACTTGGCCGCCTCATAGATGGCTTCGAGACGCGCCTCAGTGGCCTCGACGCGCTCGGGCGTGAACGGCAGTGAGTAGAAGGTCATGGCTGCACCATAAACTGTGTCGGTGCAGGAGGCAAGTAGCGCAGCGGCGTTCCCGAATACGCCGCCGCGCTACCCCTCGACGTGGATGCGCTGGAGCGTCGCACCCATGTGGCTCCTATACCGGAAAGCCAAACAGACTGTCGGGATGGGACACGAAAAAAATAAAAATAAAAAAATTGTTTGTGACAGGTGCCGTGACAGTCACGCGCCCCGCCGGCCCCACCCCCCACCCCCTCCATGCTGCATTGCAGCAAAAACCGGTCTGCGCTGCGCTGGCGCGTTGGGTCTTTTGGCCTAGGCGTTCTAGGTCATCGCGCGTGACCTTTCTGGCTGGCGGAGATGCGCGCGGCCATTGCGCAAACGCCCGGCCAGACTGCGCAATAATATTTCAATAAGGAACATAAGCCGAACGATTGAAACGCGCAACATTATTTCAATAAGGAACATAAGTGGAACGGATTTGGGGGCTGAATACGTGGGGAGGGAGAGGCAAGAGTTGGGCGTTTTGGGCGATATTGTCATCCTGTTTTCGGTCGCCCACTCTCCCACGCTACAGCCTTATTGAGAACCATTCTTAACAATTATAGTTCAGAAGGTTGTTATCTTTTTGATAGCCTAAATAGCCAAACAGCTACTAGCCCCTTGGAATGGCGGCGGAAAATCCCTGCCATTTCTCGCCCGCGCATAGCCTAGAATTTCGCCTAAACCGCCCAACTCTACTGACACTAATGTAAGTAGTGATCGCCCGCTCGATCGCGAGCGCATTTAAACAGCGCGAAATTGGCGATTTGGCCGAAAACCGTGACAATCGCATTTTGCATCATTTTTTGTGTTGACATATACCATAAACAACCGTATCAGGGTTGCAGGCAATCAAGCCAACCGGAGCAAACAAATGCTAGAAGCGCACTACACCAACGGCAAGCAACCGACGCTCGATATCGCGTCGACCGTCAACGGTCACCGCACTTGGCACGCAATCGGCCATAAGGTTGCTGGCAAGCGCGAGGCGCGCAAACTGGCGGCAACCCTTGGCGCTACGCCTTGGAACTTTTAACCCTCACGCCGCGCGGTGAGAGCCGCGCGGCAAACAACCGGAGCAAAACGATATGACATACAACATTAAAGAGAGCAGCGGCATTGGCCCTAATCGCCGCGTCACCACCATTGCCAGCGCTGACAGCCTAGCCGACGCAATCGCGCTCGCGCGTTCCATGTTCAACGTCATCGACCTTGAGATTGACGCGCTCAACCCGCGCTGCGCTGACTTCTACACCGCCTGCAATCGCGTGATGCAGATTGAGCCGTGGGCCTGAGCCATGCCGTTCGAGATATTCGTTATTCTGTTTTTCATCACTTGCGGCGCAATCGTCGCCTATCGGAGCGAATAATATGACTGACTTTGACCGTTGGCTGGACTTCTACGCCGAGAAATTCGCGCGCATCTCAAACGACGCGCTCAAGGGCTATTGGTGGCTGTATGGCCGCGATAGCGAGGAAAGCGCACCCTCGCGCGATATGGCCGCGTGGGCCGCAGTAAATGCCGCAATGCAAGAGCGTGGGCTTTAAGCCCACGTTCAACACCAACTTGGAGCAACTGACACCATGGCAAAGCAACAAATCGATATCCCCCCGCGTTTCCCGCGCTTGTTCTCCACCGACAGCGCCAAAGCCGCTAAGGCAAGCGGCTTTGGATACCTTAACGCAATCCACTATATGGCCCCCCATGATAGCGCGGGCGTCGGCAATCTTTGCTCCCATGCAAGCCCGCAATGCATTGCGCTTTGCCTAGGCACTCATAGCGGGCAAGCCGCAATGGTGAGTGATTTGGAGCACGGCACAAACGCTACACGGGAGAGCCGCAAGCTTAAAGCGCGCTTGTTTATGGGGCAACGGCAAGACTACATGAACCGGCTTGCCCGCGATATCGTCAAGCTTGAGCGCAAGGCGGATAGGGAAGGCTTGACGCTATGCGTTCGCCTTAACGGTTCCACCGATATCGTTTGGGAACGTATAAGCTTTGTCATTGACGATAAGACAAGCCGCGCAATCGAAACGCGCCTAGGCG